CTGCAAGTTGCTGGACTGAGATTTTTTACACCTCAGTCCGCAATTGTCTTTAGATTTCACAATCTAAAGGCCAAGGATGTTATGTAAGATACTACCAAGATACAATGATATACAAAGTGTATAGATTGTTTTGGTTGTAATCGAAACATAGATCATTGACGAACCCCTCTGAATGTGGCGCAAGCCACGTTGTTTACCCAGCTCTCGCTGGCAACCACCGTCGGCGTAACCTGTTCTGGTAACGCTTAGGAGAACGGTCAAGATGTCTCTTATCCTGTAGAGGAGTTTGATCAAACAACTTCTCATGTCCAGGATCACTAAAGTGGGAATAGTAATCGATCTTTTTAACGGATCGACTTTCTAATCCCATAAGAGACTTCATGAGCGCAGCACGGCCATCTAACGGGTCATCGACCGAAAGGCCTTTGACCGTTAGGGTTCGGAAAACGAACTGTTGTAGCTTCTCGTCCCACTTCTGTGCGACGCTAGTATCAACACGGCTGTGCCAACCCAGACCACTACTGAATTTAGAGACTAGAGGTAGAGGACCCACAAGGTCTTCTACATACTCTCTAATACAAGTAGAGAACCGATATAGGCAGCGCATCCAACTTTCGTTGGATAAACTGACTAAATGCGGTACAAGGTCTGACTTGCTCGAACGGAGACCTGGTAATGTTCTAACATAGAGAGGTGTAACATCCTGTCCATGTAGAGCATCGACCCCACAAGATTCACGAAAGAATCCTGTGGAGAAGGACTTATTATGGTTGATCTTCAAACCATAATGAGTCAACCAGGTGTCTAATCTGGCGACATACTTAGAGGGGATGGTTATATCATCACCAAACACTCTAAGTACTCTACTGGCACGAACAACATTCCGTAACGTGGGTCTTAACCCATCGTGTGACAGAATGCTACATATAGCTAGTATAGCAAATGTAACACTCTGTACTGGGAATGTAGTTGCGTTACCCATACCAGCATACTTTCTAAGTAATGAATCGGACTTTTCAATCCGAATCTTACTAGATCTGCTACGAAGAAGGTCCTCTAGAAAGAGAGCCTTACTAGCGAAGATTTTCTTTACGAGTTGTAAAGAAAGCCTATCACTAGCAGCCGAAAGGTCAATCGTAGCAATCATGCTAGTCCGGGATCCTTCCAAGGCCGCAATTTGATTGCGTTCTTGAGAGGTCAATGCTAAGCATCCACGTAATACTTTACAACGTGATATAGCATCACGTAGTATTGTATTCAAACCTTGTTGGATGAATTGTTTCAACACAGGTTCCATGGATATAGTCCGGCGAGCTACAGAGCTCTTCGGAACACTGATAAGCTTAGCAATGCCAGCAGGGGAGTCGTAGAG